AATTAGCATCATCACCATCTACCCCATCACTTTGACACAAGGTTGTTTTTTTGACAGCAGTTTGGCTAGGCTTTAACCAGAACTCGATACTCGTATCAGCAGCAGATAGTTCCCAATAGGCACTATCAGGGATATTTATCCTGTCATCACCATCAAAGCTTTGAACCCACAGCCCGCTTGATAGCCTTACCCAAGTAGCCCCTGTTATTGTGCCGTTGTTACCTTCGCCTGAACGGTCTCTGATAGTCGCACTCTGAGGGTCATCCTGCCCTGGTAGCCATAGAACACAACTAGAATCAGGCACATACTTTGGCATATAGGAGGTTCTAGTTCTTAAAGCTGGACTTAACATCTAGCACCTCCTTAATATTGCTCTACTGTCAACTTGACTATCATGTCATCCGTAGCTGTTTGGGTGAAGGCATCTCTGGTTACCAGAACACCAATCAAGTCATCAGCAGCTGCAGCGCACTCAAACTCAAGGGGAAGGTTGCCGACAGTCGAAGGGGTGGCTACTGCCTCTGAGTCTCCAGTACCTATGTCCTCCATCGCTGGAAAGTCTATCTTGCCTATGTAGTTGGCCTCATCTGCGTGTAGCAAAGCGGTATTGGCGGCATTGTCATCCAGTTCGCAGGTTGGAGCAGTATGGAAAAGGAACAGTGTTAGCCTCGGTGTTATAGCAGTAGTCTCACTGATAACTTGGGCTTTGGTTATATATCCCTTTGCTCCGTTTGCTCTTGCTATTGCAGCAAATGTCCAAGCAGTACCAGCACTAGCAGTATCGGTTTCACATAAGACATCACCTGCGGTATAAGCCACAGCTGCCTCAAGAGCTTTAGTAACGCTCACACTTTTCAGTACACCAGACACAGTGCCTATGCGATTATTGCCAGCAGCTATTGACAGAATATCAACATCACCAATATCTACACCTGAATTAGCCGCCAGCTTGCCGATAGCATTAGTTCCAGCTACCAAGTAAGCAACAACCAAATCGGATTTTTGGATAGTCCGAAAAACAACTGTAAGAGTTCCTTGAGTTCCAGTCGCACAGGCTATCCTCACCTGGCTTAATGGGCCGAGAAGTAAATAGATAGCTGCCGTAGATGGAGAGCTTATCTGAGCTACTGTAGGAGTGGGGGTTATTGTTGACCTGCTAATGTAGGGAATGTTAAAGAAAGTAGCTCCATCTGGTGTAGTCTGAAAGTCAACTGTCCCATCCCAACTACCTGCCCCGGTCAGTTCAACCAGGACCGAACCGCCATCAGCATTGAAGTCTTTGTTGACCGCAGCTACTTTTGAAGCAAGGGTAGCAATAGGATTTGATGTGTCTGCTACCATGTGATAGGTTACGGAGGCTATATGCTTATTGTATTTCTCCTTGAGTTCAGTGAGTAACTCATAAGCAGTAACCGCAGAGGTAGCATCGGCTGAGCTAATGACATTAGCACTCCCCTCCCTATGATAAGTAGTTGACGCTTCATGAGTATTGAAATCAGATTTGATTTCGTTGACCAGCGTATATAGAGTAGCAAGAGTAGTAGCGTCAGTAGAGGTAACAGCATTGGAAGTATCCGCCGCTTTGTGATAGACGGCAGAGGCTATATGGATATTATGGTCAGCCTTGATTTCGTTTGCTAGTGTATACGCATTGTCCGGGCTTGTAAGGATAAAGGTTTCTCTCTTCTCTCCAATCATAGTTTCAGTCCTCCTTCTGGATAGTATCAATCAATATCCAGGCTTTATTTTGTCCTAGTAAGGTCGAGCTACGGCGTGTTCTATTGCCGGGCGACTTCCCCTCATATATGCCACAGTAAGCGTGATAGCGCCAGCATCGCCGATAATCTCGGCAGTAGCAAGTTTAGCAAAGGGAATCATAAACATTTCCTTCGCCGCCACTGCATGAGAAGGCGCGGCTGCTGTGGCTGTACTGATAGGGTTCCAGTGGCACGCTGCGCTGGGATAGCACCATACATCACCCACATTAGCCGGTAAAGTTAAACTACCACCAGTTGCCAGAGTTCCACTGGCTGCAAACTTAGAAGTGCATTGTTCCATTGCGATGATAGGTCCTTGCCCCTTTAACTTAGTGTCTGACATTTTTGTCTCCTTTATTCCCCAATAATGGGTATTTTATATTCTATTAGAAAGTCTCGAACTGTACCGGGGTGTTCCTCATTCGGCCATCCCCGAGTTCCAAAAGCACGCCTTACCATCTGTGCCCTGAATTGAGGCGTTTCATTTACAGCGTCTATTGGAGTTTGCAGGTCAGGATCAAAGACTTCCTTAACTGTCTCAGGTTCAGATGCTACAGCAGGGATATCCTGCTCTGCTTCAGGAATTACCTTTCTTCTCTTTTTTGCCATAAATTCCTCCTATAACTCCCGCAGATTCTCTTTACTGATGACACCGGAGTAAAGCCCTCTCAACCAGAGCGGAGGGTCTTTGATTATCCCTGTCTCCCTGGATAAAATCTGCTTTAGGTTTGCAGTTAGAAAGCTAGAACTCCCAGAATTAGGGTCGCCTACCCTTTTCTCCTTATCAAGCAAGCCTGCCCTTTGAAAGAACAGGTTTATTCTCCGCTCCAACTCCTGCCATTGCTCCAGTGTCAGGTCATCTCCAGCCAGATGGAGGGTGCCAGTGGACTCCGTAAAGCCCACTGGCTTTCCACCGACCGAAGTTCTACGCAGTTGAACTTGGTCGAATTTCCCCATTACACCACCTTGAAGACTAAGCAGCAGCAGAGTATAAGTGGGTCATCCCCACCAGCTCCTTCAGCGGCTTTGTCTACATCAATACCTAAGACATTGCCTGCCTCAATGATACCCGTACCATCGAAGGCAGCGGATACATCTGCTCTCATAATGTCGTTGTCGGCGCAAGTTAGAGCAGCAGCGGTGATACCGTCAGTGGTAGCTACATTAGTTTCATCACTGACGGCTGCACTGACATCAATGGTATAGGTGTCTGAGGCATCCAGTGCGGGTGAACCTGTAGCGTTACTCCACCACAAATAAGCTATCTCTAGCCCTATGCAGTTTTCAGGGCACATAACACTACCGCAAGCCATGTCATTCGCAGCGAGTAGCGTAACTCCCCCCCAATCTTCGTGCATAGCTACCGCAGCAGTCGCTCCACCAGCTTGCATTGCGACATTGACCAGCAACTCCCTTACAGGCGGAATATCCACATACAGTTCAGTAGTGGATAAGCCAAAGCCCAAAACCTGTTTGAGGTTATTAGCTCCTGTTGGCCTCGTTGCAGTGATATCTCCCGCGGTAGTGCTCAGGAAATACTGATCTCCCTGGGTGTAGGGTGCATCTGTGTCAACGATGATGCAGCTTCGGCAAAAAGCACCAACCTCTGCTGCTGAGAAGTTGTTTACTGCGATTGCCTCTGCGAATTTGGTGTTGTCGTCTGCATCTGCCAGTTCCCAGTCAGTGCCATCGAAGTAGACTGGGTCGCCAGCCGTGATGTCTGTTGAACCTACAGTGCCTGTAAAGACACCTCTTGATTGCCTTACATAAGGATCATCAGCCATTTTGAGTTTTCCTCCTATTTATTCTTTGGTGAACTACCGAATTTAGGCGGCCGAATCTATACCGCCGAGAGCAGCAATCATCTTCGCTGAGTAAACTACGCCCTGGATATAGACGACCATGCGGTACAGGTTCTCGTTCTTCTTTTCCTTGATACCAACTTTCTGAATATCGGGATTCAGGACATCTCCGTTGTGTATGAGGGTATAGCCCTGATTATCCTGCCCGAACTTAATGGCGAAAATGGTAGTGGCTGTGCTTGACGGCCAGGTGCTGGCATCGTTGTATGCCTCGGAGTTGGTGATAAAGTCGTTGATAGCGATAGGGATATGGTTATACATGGTATACTGATGACCAAACATTTCCTTTTCGCTGAGAACGATTCCGCTGCCAGTCTGACGAGCAATAGAGGTGAGCTTTCTACGCATGGTCTTGTTCATTACCAGCGCATCAGCCTTTCCCCCCTCTATCATGTCAATCATGGCATCAAGGCGGTCAGCAGTAAGCTCGGTTTCCACTGCCCCCGGGCCATCTATTACTCCATCATCCATAGCCATCATGCGGGTATCCGCTCGGCATAGGCTATCCAGTCCCTCGAACTCGGTTGAAACTGCCTCGGGCTCTCCGGTAATGACTAAATCAGCAATCTTGCGGCCAAGCGACTTAGCCATCTGAGTAAACAGCACGGCTTCCTGAGATTGGATATTACCCCTCGTCTGTAAAGCATACCGGTCAAGAGGGGATTGTACGCCGACTATTGCCAGGGATGCAGTCTTTTTGGTAAAAGTCGGCTCGCTGTCTGTCCAGTCATCTCCTGTAGCGTGTGTGCTGGAAGTGGGGAGAACATTCTCGCGGTTGTACACATAAGAGTTCCCCTCGAATGTCTGGAACTGAAGCAGCGGTGTCAACTCGTCAGCCGTGATGATATTCTCGAAAACGCCCTCAACTACCTTATCGCCAGCGAGTTTTGCGTATTCTGTTAGATTTGGCATTTATTCCTCCTTGTGTCTTTCTCTCTCCTTTAAGCCCTCCTCAATTAGCTGAGTTGGGCTTAGATCACTTGTGTCGCCCCCTCCTATTACATGAACGCCCTTGTCGAGTTTTAGTGGTGCCCTCTTTAGTTCCGCAACTTCTTCATTCAGCCTTTTAATCTCTACTTCCTTCTCCTTGACCACTTTTCCCGCTTTACCACTGGTCATCTGCCTTACCTTCTCCTTCAGGTCCACAAAATCAGTAGGATTAGTTTTCAGCAAATCCTCAAATGATAAATCGTTTTCCTGGGCCAGTTGATAGGTGTTGTAAATCATCAAGCCAAATCCAGCTTGCTGCGATACAGAGCTCAACCTACGGCGTTCTGTCTGGTTATCCTCTACCAGCTTTTTCAACTGAGACTCATCGCCATCTTCAATAGCAGCTAATACCGACTTCAGTTCCTCGGTTTCCTGAGCCTGGAGTGCAGCATCCCCTGCTTGCTTCTCAAGTTCGGAGATTCTATCCTTAAAGGGCTTGATTTCCGCAGCGATTGACTTGTCCTTTTCCGACTGTACCGCTTTTTTGAACTCAGGTGTTTCCAGGTATGCAGCGATGCCCTCTTTCACTCTGGCCTGTATCTCAGCCGGTTTCAGTTGCAGAACCTCATCCTCAGCTTTAGCCTTTGCCTCCGCTTCTTCTTTTGCCTTCGCATCAGCTTCTTCTTTGGACTTCAGTTCTGCGGCCTCTTTTGAAGCCTTCTCTTCCTCACTTGAAGCAACCTTAGATTGTTCCTCTTCCTGAGAAGCAACCTTAGCTTGTTCCTCCTGAGAAGTGTCATTTGCTCCTGGCATAACCATTCTCTTAATCCTCCTTAAATGACTGAAGGGCTCACCTTCTCAGGCTGCCCTTCGATTTGTTGTATTCTGTTTATATGTAAAAGGAAACTACTTCCTAGCTTCCTGTAACCGCCTTAGTGCTTCTTCAAACGAGATTCCACCTGGAGCAGGAGTAGAGGGAGCTTTTGTTGCAGGCTTTTCGGCCTCTAGCAAGGAGGGGGTTTCAGGTGTAGATAATTCACTAGCCTTTAGCGGCTTATACCCATACCACTTTCGTAAGATAGCTTCTATGGT